ACGAGCCCTCGCTCGGCGTCGTCGAGGCGCCAGCGATCGGTCTCGAGCGCCTCGTCCTCGGTCCCGTCGAAGTGCTGGACGGTGATGCTGGTGACCGCCTCGACGGGTGTCCACGGGAGCGTGAACTCGGTCGCCCCGAAGATCCGGATGACCTGGTCGTAGGAGCCGCCATCGTCGCCCTCGAAGGCACGGTGGGTCAGCCGCCGGATCTCCGCGTTGATCGCGTCGAACAGGATGCTGACGAAGTCCACCTCGGGATCCGTCGCGCCCACGCCAAGGTGGTCGCGGAAGACCTCGAACTCGATGACGGCTCCCATCGGCTATCGAACCTTCGCGCCGGCGGGCAGGTCGCCGAGGGTGACCGCACCGGTGCTCGAGGGCGGCGTGCCAGGCTCCCCGTCGGCCGAGGCCGTCGGATCATCGCCTGGCGCATCCTCGCCACCCTCATCGCCCTCGCCCTCGCCGTCGCCCGAGGCCAGGGCGGCCTCATCGGCGAGTCGCGTCTGCTCGGCCTCGATCGAGGCCACGAGCTCGGCATTCGTCGCCCGCTTCGGAAGCTCGAGCCCGAGCTCGGCGGCGATCGCCTGCAGCTCAGCCTTCGTCTTCGTGACGAGCGAGGTTTCGCGCGGAACGTCCGCGCCCGCGTCGCCCGAGGCCTCGGCGGCCGGGGCGAGGCTGATGTGCGGGTCGGCGAGCAGGTGCATGGCCAGCGTGTCGCTGACCTCGAACGGCTCGCCGTTCTTGATCGTCCGGCGGTCCCGCCCCGACCCGAAGGTCAGGGTGGAGCCGCCGCTGTACAGCAGGGTTGCCATCGCCCGGGGCCTAGATCGAGAGCCCGTAGACGTCGACGATGGCGTCCGTCTCTTCGATGATCGGGTCGGTCGCCAGGAACCAGGCGTAGAAGCGCTTGTCCTGGCGAATGGCCTCGCGGCCCTCGACGGTCCGGCGGTAGCGGATCGCCTTCCGGGTGACGACGATGAAGTTGCGCGGGTCGCCCAGGATCAGCCGGGTCTCGGGCATGGCCGGGATCCGGACGATCCCGATCCCCTGGACCGACGTCAGGTCGCCGTTGACCAGGGCGGCGTCGCCGGCCGACGTCGCGCGGTTCGACAGGTACTCGACGTAGGCCTCGAAGAAGCCCGGGCTGCCCATCCAGCGGAGCGTGCCGCTGCCCTTGAACTTGTTGGGCATGGCCGCGAGCGCCGCGAAGAACTGGCCCTTCGTGGCGTCGCCCGAATCGATCGTGTTGCCGTCGACCCGGTGGACGCCGGATCCGACGGCGGCGAGCTGCTCGAGCCAGCCCTCGTTGAGCTTGAGGAACGGGTCCGCGCTCGACTCGTCGCCGTTGAAGTGCAGGTCCTCGAGGTCGCGACCGATCTGCCCGGTGACCTCGCCGATCCAGCGATCCTCGAAGCCCTCGCCCTCGATGTTGTCCTCGAAGACCTCCTCGTTGATCTCGCTGTCGGCGCGGTACCGCTTGACCGCGTACTCGACCTCGCCGAACTCGGGCTTGACCAGGGTCGCGTCGTCGACGCCCTCGTTCTTCTTGCGCAGGATCCGGCCGCCGATCCCCATCTTGTTGATCGAGCCCTCGGCCGATCGACGGGTCTCGTTGCGCTGGAGGCCGCTGAACGGCGTCGCGTCGTACACGCGGCGCAGGAACTCGGTGCTCTGCTCGTCGGACAGCAGGCCGTGGCCGGCCGTGCCGACATCGGCGGTCCCGACGGGCCCGGCTGCCTTGCGGAGCAGGGCCGCGTTGCTGAGCGTCATGGGTGGTCTCTCCTCGCGGCCGTGCCGCCTTCGCTGGTGGCCTAGAGCTCGCCGTTGTCCGCGAGGCGGACGTACTCGATGAACGCCCGGGCCTTGCCCGTCGTCGCGTCCGCTGCACCCGGGGTGTAGTAGACGTAGACGTCGGTGTCGGCGGCCAGGGCCGCGAACGGGAGGCCTGGCGTCGCCTGGCCGTACAGGCCGGGCGTGCCCTCGGTGACGGTCGCGACGAAGTCGTCGGCGGTGGCCGCGGCGATCGCGCCGTAGCCGACGGTCAGCAGGTTCGAGGTGCCGGCGTTGAACGCCGTCAGGACCTCGACCCAGGCGGCCAGGATCACCGCCCCGGCGGGCACCGACGCGATGAGCTGCCGCGCGGCCGCGGCGGAGAAGGTGATCTCGGCCTCGGCGACCGAGGTGGCACCGGCAGCGCCGGCGTGGTACGGGCGGGTGCGCTGTCCGCTCATGGATGGATCTCCTTCGTTCCCTTGGGCCTAGGTCTCGATGATCCCGACGGTCCGGAGCATCGCGAGGATCGCGTCGACCTTCGTCGCGAGCACGTCGATCTCGGTGTCGTGCTCGCCGAGCGCGGTCTCGACGTCCGTCCGCAGCGTGTTCACGCTGGTCCGTGCAGCCGCGAGATCGGCGTAGGTGGCGGCGATCGCGGTCGTCGCCGTGTGATCGGTCTGGGCGCCCAGCGAAGCGATCGCCGTGTCGGGGACCGAGGTTGAGATCGCATCGGTGGCGTTGACCGCCGCGATCAGCTCGTCGACCTTCGACTTGACGTCGTACTCGAGGCCGTCCGGTGAGCCGATGCCGGACGCCGCGAGGGCCGTGATCGGCATCAGGAAAGGAACCCGGCGAAGGCCGACTTCTTGACGGCCTCACCAGTGCCGTCCTGGCCGGCCAGGCTCTTGCGGACGCCCTTGGCCTCGTCGCGCTCGTCGAGGCGATCGAGGATCTTCTCGACCACGGTGGCCAGGCCCTCGAGGGTGACCGGCCCGTCGTCCTCGGTGCTCTCGGGATCGGTCTTGACGACGGCGGTCCCGCTCTTCTCGAGGGCCTCGAGGCGCTTGTTGATCGGCTCGAGGGCCTCGGTCATCGCTGCGATCAGCTCGCTCTTCTCCACGTCTGTCTCCTCGGCCTCATCGGCCTCATCGGCTGCCTGTACGACTTCGGCGACCTCGGCGAGGACGCTGTTGAGGGCCTCGGCCGCGGTGTTGAGCCGCCCCAGCCGATCGCCGCTGATCTTCTTGCCCACCTTCCTGACCATCGCCTCGAACCGACGCTGATCGGGCGAGCCCGGGTCGCTCTTGGCTACGGTCGCGCCGGCCATCTGGGCCAGCAGGTAGGCCTTGAACTCGTCGAGGTCCTGGGCGACGAGCGCCGTCTTGGCCTCGAGTGATAGGGGCTGGTTGCTCTCGTCGTAGGCGTAGATCGCGCCCCAGAGGACGTCCTCGAGCGTGTACCAGCTGTCCCAGAGCGCGTCCTGCAGCTCCTGGCCGGCCACGACCTCGGCGAACGTCGCCGCCTTGGAGACGGTGTGCTCGTGCTCGGCGCCCGATTCGTGCATCGCCGTGTGCTTCTTGCCCATCGCCGTCATGTCCATGTCGGCGTCGACCGCCATGCCGTGGCCGGCTGGCGGGTCGGCGGTCAGGTGCTCGCGCATCACCGCCTCGTCGGTTGGCATGGCGGCTTTGGCGACCGGGGCGATGCCCAGGGCCTTGCGGAGCCAGGCGATCACACCCGCGGGTGCATCGGCCGGGTCGGTCATCGAGGCCTCCTCGTTGCGCTTCAAGATCGCCATCACCCGGCCGTTGGCGCCTTTGTCGACGAGCGAGACCCGGGTGATCTTCATGTCGGTCAGGCGCTGCGTCATGCGAACACCCTCTTTCCGGAGCCGGCCACGCTGAACGCGGCGAGCTCACCCTTCTGCACGAGGTCCCAGATCGCCGGATCCGGGTAGTGCATGCCGATGACCCACGAGCCGGCCTTGACGACCTGGTCGCCGGCGGCGAAATCGACCGGGGCGATGAACGATTCGACCGGGTAGCCGATCTGGCTCGCGTCGTCGTGCATCAGATCTCCCCAGGCCTCGCCCTTCGCCACGGCCTCGAGGAACCCGTGCGCGGCGAGCTCGATGTCGTCGGCCGTGTAGTAGTCGCCCTGGCTGTCGATCGTCGTGTCGGGGCCGCACGGCTCGAGCACAACGCCGTAGGCGATCTGACGCGGAGCGTCGGCCTTGACGATCCGGGCCTGGATCTCGCGCTCGACCGTCACGAGGCTCATCGCGCGATCACCGGGCCAAAGGCGCGCTGGCAGTTCGGATGGCTGATCGGGTAGGCCTCGGCCTCGTCGAGCGTCCGACTTGAGCCGTCGGCGAGGTCCGGATCGTCGTGCTCGGTCCAGCCGCACGCGGGCCCGTCGAAGACCTCGACCCGGTCGATCAGGCCGCTGTCGGCGTAGCCCGCCAGCGAGGTCTCGTTGTAGGCGGTCGCCGTCTCGGTCAGGGCGATCGTCTGGGCCCGCGAGCCGAACAGAACGCGCAGGCCCTCGACGGTGTCAGTCCCGGCGACGAGCTCGTCGATCGAGAGCCCGCGGGCGATCGCGTCCTCGACCCGGTTGCGCAGGAGCTCGCGGGTGGTGTCGGTGATCGAGGTGACGTTGACCCCGATCAGCTGGCGGAGGCGCTTGGTCGAATCGGCCGCCAGGTCGAAGCCGATCTCGACGCCGAGCTGCTCGCCGAGCGCCGCGTAGGCGGCATCGCCCATCGTCACGTACCAGCGCTCGAGGACCTGCCGGAGCCGGCCGTGCTCGGCCTCCCAGTCGACGTCGGCGTCGGGGTCGAACGGGAACGCCACGTCCTTGGCCACGCCGGCGCGCGACAGGATCCCGACGAAGAACTCCTCGAGCTCAGCGGCCATCGCCGGCTGGGCCTCGGCGAAGAGCTCGTCGCGCGCCGCGATCGCCGGCGGGAGCGCGGCCTTGACCAGCTGCTCGCGTGAGAACCGCAGGAGCTCATCGACGAGCGGCAGCAGCGGCTCGGCCTTGCGGACGCGGACCGACAGCGTCATGCCGCGGCCTCGTGCTCGACGTCGCCGACGATCGCCTCGAGGCGCTTGCGGAGCTCGGTGAACTGGACGACCTGGTCGGCCCAGTAGCGCTTGGCCAAGCCGCCGTCGATCGCCGTGAGACCGCCTGCGGCGCCGAACCCACCGAACCCGCCGAAGCCGGTCGACGGCGCGGGCTCGGCCTTGAAGTCGTCGGCGACGTCGGGCGGCAGGTCCTCGAGGCCGTAGAACTTGGCGATCGCGCCCTTGGTGATAACGCCCATGTCCCAGAAGGCCTGGGTCGCCAGGATGTCGGCGGCCATGTCCCGGGTGTCGAGCCGCTTGGCCTTGAGCTCGACGGTCGTCAGACCGAGGCCCTTCGCGCCGAGGATCGCCCGCTGCAGCCGCTGCTCCCAGGTCTCCTGGCGCGGCTGGACGATCGAGTCGTTGTAGATCTTCGTCATCTCGAGCGCGGTGGATCCGCCGAGCGAGCCGATGATCGGCCAGGCGACGCGGTAGGGCGGCATGCCGTGGCTGATGCAGATCTCGAGGGCGTTGTCCTGCTTGTACAGCCGGAAGCTCGCGTCCTTGACGTCGACGCTGAGCTTCTCGAACGTGACCTCAACCTGGGTGGACTCGTCGCCGGCCTGCCCCGGCACCGGGATGACGATCGTCCGGTGGGGGTCGCCCTTGATCGCGCGGAAGTGGTCGAGGATCTTCTCCTCGAACTCGGGCGTCACGTCGGCGCCCTTGACCACCACGGCGTACGAGGGGACCGCGTTGTTGTCGAAGAAGCGGATGTTGAAGTCGGCCTGGGCGCGCCAGCCGGCGATCGCGGACAGCGCCGGGATGTGGTCGGGCAGGCCGTACAACGTCGAGCGCGGGGTGTAGTTCCGGATGACGACGAGCTCGTTGCCGACCCAGTCGCCGCTGACCGTCCGGTTGTCCCAGGCCCCTGTGTCCTTGTGGACGGTCCCCTCGAGGCCGTAGCGCTTGAACCAGACGAGCTTGCCGCCGCGCTTCTGCACGAAGCGCCTCCCATCGTTGTGGGCCCGGATCGTGTGCGACGGGACGTGCCACAGCCCGTCCGGCCGGCGGTCACTCGTGCGCCCGACCTCGATGGTGGCCCAGCCGATCGATTCGTAGTCCTGGTGAGCCTGGGTGATCCGCTGCGCGAACGATTCGTCGCCGCGCTCGTCCTCCTCGACCGCCTCGACGAAGGTCCCCCAGGTCGCCTCGTCGGCCTCGCCGCCGCCCTCGGCGACGTCGTCGCGGACCCGGAGCTCGAAGCCGCGGCCGGCCACGTCCATCGCCTTCTGCTTGCAGCAGCGGGCGTGCAGCGTATTGCCCTCGAGCATGGCCGCGAGCTGGTCCAGGTCGTAGAGCGGGCGGACCAGGCCCGATTCGCCGGCCTCCCTCGAGTACGCGAACGGGTCGTCGGGCAGCTGCTGGCTGACCGAATCAGCCTTGCGGATCTGTGCGCCGCCCGGGCCTTCGGTGATCCAGACGGTCGTCAGCGTCGGGCGCTCGCTCATGCCGCCTTCGCCTCCGGCTTGCGCGCGTCGAGCACGCGGCCGAACGAGCGCCGGCGGACCTGCCAGGCGATCCCGATGCCGAGCACGTCGTCGTCGTGGTAGCCCTCCTGGGCCTCGGGCCGCCCGTCGTCGTTGTAGGCGAACGTGGCCATCTGGTCGACCGTGCCGGCGTCGTGGATCCGGATCGCGCCGGTCCGAAGGCCCTCCTCGAGCTGGTCGACCAGGACCGGGCGCGACGCGCTGGTCGTCAGCCAGCCGATCCGCCTGTCCTTGGCCCGGTAGATCTGGTACGGCGCCGTGCCGCCGTGCAGCTTCGAGAGGGCCAGGAGGACCGCGTGGCCGTGGTTGTTCCGCTCCACGGCGACGATGACCGGGCGGGGGTTGGCGGCCGTCGCGTTCCGCGCGAAACGACGGGCCATCGCGTCGAGCTTCGTGGCGTAGACGTCGGGGGTCCAGCGGCCGCGGAGGGTCGCGACCTGGTCGCCGGCATCGCGCTCGAGCACCGAGGCCGAGGACCAGTCCGACGTGGCCAGGCCCTCGCCGACGTCGGCGCCGATGACGTAGACCTTGCCCTCGGCCGGCTCGCGGTAGTAGGTGACGCCCTTCACGCCGGCGACCCCGATCTCGATCGGCTGGCGCGCGAGGTCCTCGCCGCGGAAGACGGTGCGTCCCGTGGCGATGATCGCCTCGACGTCGTTGGCCGGGTACTCCTGGGCGAAGTCGGCGTCGGAGAGCTGCTCGAGCGCCGCGCGCTCCCGCTCCAGCCAGCCCGGCGCCTGGCGGTCGGGGTGTGCCCGGTAGGGGATGAAGATGGCTTTCCAGCCGTTCGTGCCCGCCTTGGCCGCGAGGTACAGCTGGGAATGCAGCGCGCCCTGCCCGTTGGCCGAGCTGATCGACAGGATCTGGCCCTTCTCGGCAACGGCCTTGATGGCCAGGAAGATCTTCCGCGCCCACGGCTGGTGTCCGTGCTCGTCGAGGATGACCAGCTGGGCCGTCCTCGAGCGGCCGACGTTCTGCGTTGCCGGCAGCGCCTCGATCTCCGAGCCGAGGCCTGGGAAGCTCATCGTCCGGACGTTGACGATGGCGATCGGCCGCCAGGCCGGCAGGCGCTCCCAGACGTAGGCGACCTTCGCCAGGAGCTTCTCGGCGTCGGACTGGTTGCGGCTGATGAGGAGGACCGACTGGCCGGGCCTGCGGATCGCGACCCACAGCGCGTAGATGGCGGCCAGCCAGGAGACGCCGAGCTGTCGGGCCTTGAGCACGACGCACAGCCGCTCGACCAGCCACAGCGCCAGCAGCTGGAACTGCCAGGCCCAGCCCGCGGAGCGGAAGGCGAGCGGCGCGCCGTCGGCGTCCTGGATCGTGCAGTGCCGGGCGAACTCGCCGACGTCGGCGAGGGCCTGCTCACGCTCGCGGTCCTGGGCGGCGAGGGCCGACGTGGCGTCGAGCCGCTCCGACGCGATCGCGAACGCGTTGCGCCGACGGGGGAGGGCGAGGGCAAGCGCCATCAGTCGCCCACGACCGTGATGCCGCCGAGTCCGACCGACTCACCACGGCGCGCAGCTGCGACGAGCTTGATCGTCGGGTACACGACGACCACGTAGACGATGCAGGCCACGAGCAGCTCGGGCATCAGTGGACGACCCCGTGCTCGTACTCGGCGGCGAGCTCGGCCAGGCGGCCGGACGCCCAGGCCGTGATCTCGGGTCGCTTGGTCTTCGGCACGGCGCGCTCGAGCAGCTCGTTGACGAAGCGCATCAGCAGGTTCCCGGCGCGCTCGTCGATGGCGGCCAGGCGATCGGCGACGTCGGCGTCGACCGCGGCCTTGCCGGTGCGCGACGCGGTCCGGATCGCGTCCGCGTAGATGTCGGCCGCGACGTCAAGCGGGATGGTCGAGGGCTTCTCCACAGTGGCGTCGGCCGCCTCCGCGGCAGTCGTCGCAGCCGCCTCGAGGTAGCCCTCGGCGTGCTGCACGGCCTTGGCCAGGAGGACGAACGGGTCGCCCGTCCCGCGCGGGATCCCGAGCTTCGCGACGGCCTGCTCGGCCTGCTCGTGCTGCGCATGCTTGATCCCGTTCGGGCTCCGGCCGCCGTGGACGTAGCAATTGCCGGCGCCCGGGTGGTCGGTCCGGAAGCCCCTGGGGTGGCGGCAGGGACCGCCGTCCCGCTTTCGGGTCGCGCCGCAATGACGCTCGGGGTCGAAGGCGACCTTGAGGCCGCGGTTCCAGCCGGGCTTGCCGCTCATGCCGCGATGCTCCGGACGCCGGCCTGCTGCAGCAGCTGCGCCCACGCCGACGTCCTCGGGACGACCGGCTCGCGCGCTGGCAGCACGAAGGCCGCCGATCGCGCGGCGAGCTCGATGTCGTGGACGGTCGCCGTGCCGACGACCTGGTAGAAGCACGGCCCGGCTGCGCGCCCGGTGGGGCACGTCGGCCGGCACACGTAGCGCCGCTGCTCGGGTCGCCCGATCGGCCAGAAGGCCATCAGGTCGGCGAGCTCGCGCGTCTGGCGACAGGCGGCGCAGATCACGGCGTCACGAGCCCCAGTGCCCGCGCTCGTCGTGCACGAACAGGAGCGCCAGGCACACGAGGAACCCCTCGGCGAACATCGCGCCGCCGAGGAGCACCATGCCCAGGATCCGCGGGTCGTCCATGGTCAGGGGACCGGCGTCACCTTGCCGCGGATGAACTCGGCAGCGATCAGCGGCGCCAGGAGCGTCGCAAGCTGGGCCGTGGCATGGACGATGTCGGTCACGGAGCCCGCGGCCGCGTCGCTGATGAGGCTGTCGCCCTGCAGCGTCGTGATGACGCCCAGGATCAACGCCACGATGAGCCCGATCCAGCGGGCCGGTTCACGTCCGAAGATCACGATGGTTCTCCTTCCCTATGCGGCTGGCAGGAACTTGATCCGGTCGCTCTCGAGGAGATCGACCCAGCTGCCCATGTAGGCGCCCGAGACGACCTTCGCGAACCGACGCTTGCGGTCGGCCCAGGTGATCTCGATGCGTGACGGCGCGAGCTCGGCGGTGAAGCCGCCGCGGGTGACCCGACCCTCGCGCCCGATCTCGTAGCCCTTGGCCTTGGTCCCGCTGATGTCGTAGTCCCACCACGACGCGCCGGCGACGACCTTCACGCGATCGGCCGGCGGCTTCGGCAGCTGGTTGAGCACGGTCGGCCAGACCAGGATGGCGATGACCGTCCCGTTGCCGCGGTTCCACACGAAGCGCAGCGCGTCGGCGATCCGGTAGACCGGCGGCTTCGCGCCGGCGGGGATGAGCGGGTCGTACCAGTGGACCTTGACCTTGTCGCCGACGCCCTGGACGTAGATGCCGTGGCCGTTGCCCGCCCGGTCGTAGAACCGGGCGTCGTACTTGCGCTGGCCGATCGGCGCGTTCGACTGCCAGCCCGACAGGATCGCGCCGCGCCCGGCGGCCAGGTGGTCGCGCAGCTCGTCCTCGGTCGGGTAGGCCTTGATCCGGACCTTCGGCGCGAGCTCCCGCAGCGCGTCCAGCTGATCCTCGATGTTGCCGCCGTCGGCGACGCCCGGGCGGTCCGGGTTCGACGCCGCCCGCCGGATCTGCGCCTCGTTGAAGATCAGCGCCCCGCTGGTCGCCGCGTCGATGCCCATCGCCAGGGCGTGCGCCCAGCACCCGTCCCACGGCGACGACTCGGTGCGCTCGGTGTGGATCGGCGGCAGGTAGTAGGTGACGATCACGCCGCGACCCTCACCGAGCCGAGGTGCTCGTGGAGCTGGCAGGTCATCTGCCGCCACGCCAGTTCAGATGACCGGAACCAGCGCACGTCCTCGCCGGCATCGCGGCCTTGAAGGATGGCCAGCGTCGCGACCGAGATCAGGTCGTCGTACAGCGGGTCGCGCAGGATCGTCAGCCCACTCCGATCGGGTCCGACGATCGCCCGGGCCTGATCGAACAGCGGGTGGCCCCGGTGCAATGTCGGCAGCGGCTCCTGGTCGAGCGTCGGGGCACGGCGAGCTCGAACGTTGGCGAACTCAACGGAGCGATCCTCGCGGCCGAGGCGCCGGCGCCGATCGGCGACCCGGCGCGATTCGCGTGTCCGGTACTCAGGATGGGCAGCGCGCCAGTCGCGGAAGTAGGCGGCTTCGGCCATCAGTGGTCGCCCCCGCCGTCGTAGTGCGCCTGCGCCACGAACCCGGACTGGCGCCGACGTCGGCGCTCGCGCCGGTCCATCGTCCAGGTCAGCACGCTGAACACGAGGCCGATGACGAAGCCGCTGACGCCGATCGTGGTCGCCCACTCGAACGCCTCGCGCAACCCTGGGAACGCCTCGTGGAAGGCTCGCGAGCTCGCGCCGAGGGCGGACGCCGCGAACAGCATCGCCAGCGCCGACACGAAGCCGCGCAGGCCCCGGGCGTCGCCGTACTCGCGGTACTGGCCCAACGCCAGCGCGACGTTCACGAGCGCGGCCGCGACGAGGCCGACCCGCATGACCGCGGCGAGCAGGAGCCGCTCATCGACGGGCATCAGCGCTTGACCAGTCGGGCAGCGCCCTCGACGCCGAGGATGAGGAGGAGCGCGCCGAGGAGGCTGCCGAAGATGACCTCGCTGACCTGGAGGCCGGCCGGTCGCCCGAACGTGTCCACGAGCGCCAGGACGACGATGAGCGCCAGGAAGACGCCGCCCGCGATGATCCGGAGGCGCCGCCGCAGCCGTTCCTCCAGTGGATCGGTCGGGATATGGACAGCGGGCCGCTCATCGGATCCGGACATGCGACCGCAGGCGGCCTGCCAGGAGGTGGGCGCCCCACGGGATGATCACGCGGTCGGTGACGACGCCGAGAGCGAACCCGAGCGAGAACACGCTCAGGACAAACGCGGCCAGTGGGTCCATCAGCGCGCTGCCGGCAGGGGCTCGGCCGCCTCGTGGAGGAGCCCGGGGCGGCCGGAGACGGGGTCGGCGGTGACGGTCCTCACGCCTTCTGACGGTAGCTGCGACCCCGTCCCGCGCCTAGTCGTGCAAAGGACCCCGGGGTGGAATCACCCAGTCCCTGAGCGTGGGCCACGGCCGCGCCCGCGCGCGCGGGAGGCGGCCTTCCGGGTAGTCGCCGCGCCGGTCTTGCGACGGAGCGCTTCGGCGTGATGATCGACCGTTCGACGGCCGATCCCGAGCGCCGTGGCGACCTCGTCGAGTGTCAGCCCGCGGCTGACGAGCTGGGCGACCTCGAACTGGCGCGTCGTCAACAACACGTGCTTCACGCGGACCTCGAGGCGACGGCAACCAGGCGGCGCGGCGGCGCGGCCATGTAGATCCGGGTCCGGATGCCCGGCGCGGCGTAGACGATCAGGTGGGAAGCCCGGTCGCCACTCCTCTCGCCCCGACCATAACCACCTGTTCGAGCTTGGAACGCATCCACCAGGCCTCGATCGATCGCGGCCCGGGTCGGGTGGATCCGCATGACCCGCAGCCCGAGGACCTCGATCGACTCGAAGAGCGATTCGGCGAGCGCGCGCCGGGATGCCGGGGCCTCGGCCCACAGCGCCGGCAGGTTGCGCAGCAGCGCGGCCGCCTCGGCCGCGGGCAGCGCCGGCGTCGACGTCGGTCGCCTGGCGGCCTTCGCCTCCACGTCGAGCCGGGCCATGGTCCGCTCGAGCTCGACGCTGTCCCTCGAGCGACGGTAGCGGGCGATCGCCGCGTCGCGCTCCCGGTCGATCCGGACCAGGTCGACGCGATCGGGCTCCGGTGCCTGGCGCTCCGCCATCGCCGCGGTGACGACGTCGGCGCCCAGGGCGACCCCCGCGAGGACCTCGGCGACCAGGCGCTCGTACGTCTCGCCGGCGTAGCTCGACCCTGCGACATCGCGGTGCTGGCCACGCCGGCGGCGCTTCGGGATGACCGCGGCCGCGACAAAGCGCGGGCAGGGGTCGGTGTGCCGGTAGCGCCCGGTGTCGCCGATCAGCCGCCGGCCGCAGCCCGCGCAGCGGAGCATCGACAGGGCGTAGTGGCGTCGTGTGGGCGGCCGCCCGTCCCGGGTCGCGCGGCGGGCCCGGGACGCCTGGACGTCGTTCCAGAGCGCCGGCGGGACGATCGCGCCGAACGCGGTCTCGCGGCCGTCGGGCAGGAGCCCGGTGTAGATCGTCGAACGGAGCATGCCGCGGACGACGTGGATCGTCAGGCCCACCGATGCTGCGACCTCGCGATCGGTCAGCCCCGTCGCCGCGAGCTCGAACGTCCGGAGGACGCGGTCGCGCAGGGCAGGCTCGGGCTCCATGAGCTTCGCCCCGTTGCGCCGGAAGCCGAACGGCGGATGGCCGCCGGGATCCCGGCGCTCGCGCAGCTTGGCGGCGAGGCCTTCCTTGACCCGACGGCGGTGCTTGCGCAGCCACGATTCGTTCGCTTTGCCGTCGTCGACGAGCTGGTCCCAGGCCCGATCGTTCGAGCTCAGCAGCTCCTCGTCGTCGAACCAGACCGCCACGCCGGCGGGATGCAGCTGGTCCTCGAGGAGGTTGAGCGTCTGGCGCAGGTTGCGCTGCCAGCGATCGCTGCGCGCCACGACCAGGACGTCGAACTCGCCGGCGGCTGCGGCCTCGAGCATGCCCCGCATCGCCGGCGATCGGTGGACGGTCGAGCCCGAGTGCGCCACCGACCAGACGAGCCCGGTGTCGACGAGGCCGAGCCGGGCGATCGCCCGGTCCTGCTGCTCGCGCTGGACGTCGGGGCCGTACCGGTCGTACTGGCCGGCCGTTGACTCGCGGATCCAGCGCGCCGCACGCAAGCCGCGGAGCTCGTCGACGGATCCGGGCAAGCGCGTCATGCCTCGTCGAGCTCCGCCATGGCGCCCCGATCGAGCATCCGCTGGATCCGGTCCGCGATTGGGCCGGGCATCATCAGCCATCCAGACGGCTGCTCGGCGCGAGCTCGCAGCTGGTCCCGGAGCTCGGTCAGCTCGACGCGAAGGAGCCGATAGCGCCGCACGTCGCCAACGACACGTCGTCGCTCGGTCCTCGTGCTCACGCCGCAGCTCCTCCTCGCTTGCCGCCGTCGACGACCGTCATCCTACGCCGGCGCTCGGCCCGCTCGAGCGCGCGCCGCTCGGCGACCTCCCGCAGCGCCATGCCCAGGGCGACGACGATCGGGTCGCGGGTTTCGCGCGGAACGCGCTCAGCCATTGGCCAGCTCCAGGAGCACGTCGGCATGACACGGCTGGTCGAGCGGGCACCAGCAGGCGAGGTCGTGGCCGCGGAGCAGGCGCTTCGCGTAATCGGCCATCGTCGGCAGCCCCATCGCCCAGAGCCGCTCGTATCCGCGATCGCTAACCATCGCGTAGTCGCTCAGGAGCGCGAGCCGGTCCATCTCTGGGCGGAACTTGTCAACGCACCATTGGCGGCGCCGATCGATCGGGACATCGTACGAGCGGGCCGTCGCCAGGTCCCAGGGGTTTCCGAACAGGCTGGGCCTCCCGACGTACACCGCTCCCTTCGGCATCCGCCAGCCACGGGTGCGGCGTCGCTGGATCCGCCTAGCCATCAGCGGCCACGGCTCTCGGTGGCGGCGTCCGGCTCAGCGATCCACGGGGGCTCGTCGCCAGTGACAGGGTCGGTACCTGTGTCGTCCGGCCCTTCTGGTGCGAGACGGTCGAGGATGGCGAGGACGGCGGCGCGGGAGACCATACCGGTGCCGTACATCGCGCTCGTCGTGTGATCGCGTACCTGCCCTTCCGGCAGCCCCTCGAC